CCAAGCCTGATCCTCTGTTTGTTCCGTTCGGCAATTACAACATGGTTAAGAATGTACTCAAGTCGAAGATGTTCTATCCTGTTTTTGTTACCGGGCTGTCTGGAAATGGTAAAACGTTTTCTGTCGAACAGGCTTGCGCTTCACTAGGCCGTGATACGATCCGTGTCAATTTTACCGTTGAGACTGATGAAGATGATCTGATCGGTGGTTTTCGCCTCGTTAACGGTGAAACCAAGTTCTTCAAGGGCCCTGTTATTAAGGCCATGGAACTGGGTGCGGTTCTTCTGCTTGATGAAATTGATTTGGGCAACCCTGCCAAGATCATGTGCTTGCAGTCGATTCTAGAAGGTAGCGGTTACTTCATCAAAAAGACTGGTGAATATATCGAACCTGCCAAAGGCTTTACTGTCGTTGCTACCGCAAATACGAAGGGCAAAGGCTCTGAAGATGGTCGCTTCATTGGAACCAACGTTCTGAACGAAGCTTTCCTTGAGCGGTTCCCAGTGACTTGTGAGCAAGAGTATCCGCCTGTCGCAACCGAGAAGAAGATCCTCGGCAAAGTATTTGATAGCCTTGCTATTACCGATAAAGAGTTTATCGAAAAGCTGGTTGACTGGGCTGATATTATTCGGAAGACGTTCTACGATGGTGGTGTTGATGAGATTATTTCAACCCGTCGGTTAGTCCACATTGCAAAAGCCTTCGCTATTTTCAATGATCGGATGACTGCCATCGACCTTTGCATTAATCGCTTCGATGAAGATACCAAGATGTCCTTCAAAGACCTCTACACCAAGATTGATGCGGGTGTTGCAACAACAGAAGAGGTAATGGATGATGCTTCCCCGTTCTAAGTAGAAAAAAAAAGGCGCCGAAAGGCGCCTAATTACATTTCAATTGATATATATAAATAGAGTATTGAAATGAATTTATTATAGGAGTAAGTGATTTGGAAGTAACTGTAGATATTGAGACACTCCGAAAACGAAAACTTTTTGTGGCTACGCCTATGTATGGCGGCATGTGTAATGGTATGTATACCAAGTCTAGTGTCGATCTTGGTAAGCTTTGTCAAGCCTATGAGATAGAAGTTAAATTCTTTTATCTATTCAATGAAAGCCTGATAACCCGTGCGAGGAACTATTGCGTAGATGAATTTCTGCGTGGTAGTTATACGCATCTAATGTTTATTGATAGTGATATATCATTTGATCCAAACGATGTTTTATCGTTGCTGGCTTTATCTGATCCTGATGAAGACGAGTCTACCCGAAAAGAAATTCTATGTGGCCCTTATCCTAAGAAGGTTATCTCTTGGGAGAAAATTAAGCGGGCTGTTGATAAGGGTTATGCTGATGAAAATCCAGGAGAGTTAGAAAAATTCGTTGGTGATTTTGTTTTTAATCCCGCTGATGGTACCAGTGAAATTAAACTGGATGAACCAGTTGCTGTTCTAGAGGGCGGCACAGGCTTTATGATGATACAGAGAGATACCTTTAAGAAATTTGATGAAGCGTATCCAGAAATGTCTTATATTCCTGATCATATTCGTACTGTATCATTCGACGGTAGCCGAGAAATTATGTGCTACTTCGACGCTCTTATTGATAAAGAATCTAAACGCTATCTATCAGAGGACTATATGTTCTGTCAGTGGATGGCAAACATTGATGTAAAAACTTGGCTATGTCCTTGGATGAATTTATCGCACTGTGGTACATATGTGTTTAGTGGTAGTTTACCAGACTTAGCACGTCTTGGAGCATCGGCAACTGCTGATCCTGAAATGATCAAGAACATGAAAAAGAATTGAGGCAAAAATGAGTCAGCCTGGCACATTTGGTCCACCTCCACCTATTCATGGTAATAGGCCTATACCTAAATATACTGGAGATGTATATTTTCCTAAACCAGATGAAGATGAGGTAATTGTAGCACTTCCTACTATCGATTATAAGTTTAACGAAGCTAAAGCTATTGAAGAACTTAAAACGTATATCGATAGCACATATGATGGACACTACTCTAAGAACAAATTTCAGTCTATGGAATTTATTGTGGACTGTAGCCATGGCGATGGATTTTGCATGGGCAATATCATTAAATATGCACAACGCTATGGAAAAAAAGATGGCAAGAACAGAAAAGACTTGCTAAAGATAATGCATTATGCTATAATCGCATTAAGTATTTTGGACAACGAGGATAAATGAAATGAAAATTTGTGATGAAACAGTAGACGTTCTTCGGAACTTTTCTACTATTAACCCTTCAATTGCTTTCAATGAAGGTAGTGTACTCCGAACTATTTCGGAACAGAAGAACATTCTGGCGCAGGCTACTGTAGCAGAAAGTTTTCCGCGAGACTTCGCAGTATACGAATTGAATACCCTGTTAGGATTTATCAGTCTGTTTGAAGATCCCGACGTTACGTTTAACGATAGTTACTTGACGATTGTTGATGATAATTCTCGGACAGGTAACTTTACGTATACTGATGCCAATATGATCACTACTCCACCTGCAAAGAACATTGATGTTTCTGGCGCAGAGGTTTCTTTTGTATTGTCTGAAGACGATTATAAAGATGTGGTCAAAGCGGCGCATCAACTCCAGCTTCCAGAAATTGTCGTTACTGGTGATGGCGAACAGATTAAGCTAGTTGCTTCTGATATGAAAAATACCAGTAGCAATGTGTTTTCTTGTGTTGTCGGTAATACAGACGCACAATTCAATATGATTTTTCGTACAGAAAACTTGAGGTTTATGAACGGAGAATATAATGTTAATATTTCATCAAAGGGTGTTGGCCATTTCAAGAATGCAAATTGCGAACTTGATTACTGGGTAGCAACGGAGGCAGATTCATCGTATGGTACGTGATGATTTTTTGTGGGTTGAAAAATATCGACCAAAGACTGTCAGCGAAACAATTCTACCAGATGATTTAAAAACGACATTCCAAACTTTCGTTGATCAGAAAAATATACCCAATCTACTTCTTTCTGGCGGTTCTGGTGTAGGTAAAACTACTGTAGCTAGAGCCATGCTTGAAGAATTAGATACCGATTACATGATGATAAATGGTTCAGATGAGGGCCGAACCATCGATACTCTCCGAGTGAAGATTAAACAGTTTGCATCATCAGTATCACTTGCTGGTGGTAGAAAGTATGTGATACTTGATGAAGCAGACTATATTAATCCAGAAAGTACCCAGCCCGCTCTCCGCGCTTTCATGGAAGAGTTTAGTAGAAATTGTGGCTTCATACTCACTTGTAATTTTGCCAACAAGATCATAGCACCGCTTCATAGTCGATGTAGTGTTATTAATTTTACGTTGCTAAAAGAAGATAAGCCAAAGATGGCTAAAGCTTTTATGACACGTACTATTAATATTCTTGAAGAACATGATATAGAATATGATCAGAAATGTTTAGCAGAAATTATCATGAAGTATTTTCCTGATAATCGTAGAGTGCTAAATGAACTTCAACGATATTCGGCTACAGGTAAAATCGACGCTGGTATTCTAGTCAATGTATCTGACGAAAATATGAAAGAGTTGATGAAGCATTTGAAGAGTAAGAAATTTACAGATGTTCGGAAGTGGGTTGGAAAGAACATCGATGGTAATGTGACTGATATCTTTCGGCGAATATATGATCAGGCCAGTATATATGCTAAGCCAGAAAGTATCCCTCAAATTGTTGTGATCTTAGCGGACTATCAATACAAAGCCGCATTTGTGGCTGATCATGAGTTGAATATGATGGCGTGTCTGACCGAGTTGATGGTCGAATGTGAATGGAGGTAATTATGACGAATGATGAACTTGCAGAATATGTAGAAGATATGATCGCACAGAACTGTGATATCGAAGAGCATTGGGATTTTAAAAAAGATTTTAAAAAGAAATATTTTGAACCTAAATTTGCCCATCTTGATTGGAATATATTAGAAAAAGAGTATGAAGAAAATCTTTTTAATATGTGGAAGCGTGGACCAACAGAATGGATTAGTGATGATATTGAATTAGAAAAACTTTCTGATGATGAATTTGTAGAAGAGTTTATGAATAGTATCGACGAATTTTGGGGTGGTGATGTTATGTTACATACTACTGAAGATATAGATTGGGACGATAAGTATGTTTTTTTAAATGAAGCCCTGCGTAGATTTCGTAGATTTTTGAAAAAATATCCTGAACAGATTACAAAAGTGAGAAAGGTTGTATAAAATGTCTGACAAATTGAAAATGAATATGATGGGTACGGCAGGTGAGAAACTAGTATGTAGTTTCTACCGCGATTTAGGATGTAAAGTAGAAGAGAGCCTATCTACATATGACCGTGTTAAAGATTTAATTGTGGATGGTGAAACGTGCGAAGTGAAAACGCAACAGCCATTTCATATTGAAAATGCTTTTACGATAAAGAAAAACCAGTTGACAAAGTGTAGAAATGTTGCTAAACTGATTTTCGTAGAAGTGCCTTCTACTAACTCTGATGTTATTAAGATATGGGAAGCACCTAAAGAGACTAGAAAGTTTCGCACCAGAATGACAAGAGATGGACGGAACATGTATCTATTAGATAAGGGTAGAATGAATTTGCTACATTCATATAATGATCCTGTTATTGTTAATGAAGTGAAAAGCTTTTCCAATTCTACATGGCGTGGCCAATGAGTAAACCTTTTGATTATGTGTTCGCTATCAATACGCATAAAGACATAATGTCCGATACAGATAACGATTCTCTTATGGAAAAAGATTATAATCCTTTTCTATCGAATCGTGCATTCTCATATCATAATGATACTATACTCCAAGCTAATGAAATGAACCGCAGGCATCACCTCGATAAGAAAATGCAGTTTGATTATTTACTAAATAATATACGACCAAGAAAGCGATTTGCAAAGTGGATTAAGAACGAAAGTTCGGAGAATATTTCTGTAATTAAAGAGTATTATGGTTATAACAATACTAAAGCTATAGAAGCCCTCTCTGTACTTTCTGAAAAACAATTAAAAGTACTACAGTATAAAGTACAACGAGGTGGTAAAAATGGCAACAAGTACGCAGGAGATGGTTGAGGTTGTCCTAAAGAACGATGATGATTTCCTTAAAGTAAGAGAAACATTAACTCGCATAGGCGTAGCTTCCAGAAAAGATAGAACGATATATCAATCGTGTCATATCCTTCATAAACAAGGACGATATTATATTGTCCATTTTAAAGAATTGTTTGCCCTTGATGGCAAACCTACTAATTTTTCAGACAACGATAAAGCAAGACGGAATACCATAGCAAATTTACTTGCGGAATGGGGTTTAATAGATTTGATTAATGAAGATTCAAAAGACCCTGTAGCGCCGTTAAGTCAAATTAAAGTTTTACCCTATAAAGAAAAAGACGAATGGACATTAACCGCGAAATACAATATAGGAAAAAAGCGAACATGAATGGCGGCCGCTATAATCATTGGTTTTGGCATAGCCGTTTTCTAAATTATATTGCTAGAAGAGCATGTAAATTAGACTGTTGGATTTGGGATAAACAATACGGAAAAAGATAATTATGGCACAATGGATTTGTAATGGCGGTTGTCCCAGAAGTGGTACTACTGCATTTCTTGAAGTTTTTAATCAGCACCCAAACATAGCAATGTTTCCTGAATATAACTTCTTTACTCTTATAGATAAGTTTGATGACCTATTCTATAAAGAAGCTAACACAAGGGCTAAAGGTTGGATAGGAAACATCAATGCGAATGATAGACCGGGTTCTACTGTTATCACAAAAGACTTTCTCAAATATATCCCCCAAAAAGAACTCGGTCACCAACGACACGTTATCAAAGCGATGTTTGAAGCTGTATTTCCTGGTAAAGATTTAAAGGTAATCGGTGAGAAATTACCCTTCTATTTTCAGCAAGACTTATATAAACTAAACAAACGTGTTGGCCCAATTAAATATGTACACATCACTCGCAATCCATTGTGGGTAATTAATTCGTTCCGACACAGAACTAAATTAGTCGAACAAGGTAAAGATTTATGGAAACACCGAGACTTCGATCAATCATGTCTCACGTGGATATCTGCGTGGAACTTTTTAACTGCAACTTCTTCTAGAGATACTTTAGATATTCTTCCTATTAAGTATGAAGAGTTTTTTGTAAATCCTTTATCTTCTAGACAAGAAGTATTTAATTTTCTTAATGTGGAAGATTATGACGTTAGAGACTTTTCTGGTGATATGTATGGAGCACTAGATGCTCTAACAGTCGAAGAGTATGATAAGGTAAACAAACTATTTGAGCCATTAATCAGTAACTGGGATAAAATGAGTATGGTAGAACTTCTAAATTTTCATGGACCCTTTACTCAGGAGATGGTAGAAGAACGATTAAGATCATGAAAAATAAATTAGATTTGACATCTCAAGATATAAAATTTCCCTGGTTTGATCCTACTATTCATAGTTGGTTTAAGAATAAGTGGGACGAACCAGAATCAGAAGATAACAAATCTTTAGGCATTGATCTTAAAAATGAATTTGATAGATTATGTAATCAAAAATATTCTGTATATGAACTATTAGATACTTCTCCGTATAGAGATTTAATGCATCTTCTCCAAAAATTATATAGTCAAGGTGTCCCAGATAATATGGTCCGACGGCTATATAAAGAAATACATACTGAATTATGTACAGCAACGACGATAAGCCATGAGTTTTATCCAAACGCAAAATATGGTAATGTCCCAGATTGGTATGATGATTTTTGTGAAAGTGGATGTATGCCATTAAGAATAAAAGGAGATGATGTTTCACAAGTTATTCGCCACATAACATTAGATATAGAAGAACTTGTAGAACAGGGCACCGTATGGCAAGGTACAGGATATGATAATGAGCGAAGGTATATACGAACTGTCGATAGGGAACTCTATAATGATCTGGATGAAATATTTCGCAAGTATCAAATATTAGATGCAGCTAAAAGATATTTTAATTATTCGATGATTTTAGAGGGTGTTACATTACACGTATGCAAACAAAATGATCAACATTGGCAAATGACAATGGCTGACCAAACTCCTACACCTTATGAGAATTTGCATTTCGATCCAAAGAACGGTATGCTTAAATGTATTTTCTATCTCAATACAGTAACCCATAATGATGGCCCATTCTCATATATAGAAGGTAGTCATAAATGGGGAGATGAATTGTTTAATAGAGTGGTTGCTAAATCAGTCAGTGTTTCTAATTATCTAGAGAACGATGAAAAAAGAAACCAGTTTCTTAAATTACCCAGAACTATGCAGAAGTGTGCCAATATAGGAGCATTTCTTCAAGACAATGTTCACGATATGTTTACTAAAGAAAAGAAATATACTTCTGATGATGCTAATATATTGTTTTTTGATCCAGGTGGATTACATAGGGGTGG